GCACAACCGATTGCTGACTTCATGGAGCGGTATGGTAAGGATGGTATAAGTATGCCGTTGTGGTTGTCCTTTATCGCTGACTTACACCCACAGATAATAGCACACGTGGCGTTGAGAACGATGTTTAATTATATACCGACGTGCAATTCGTACACTCGTTTATCATTTAATATAGGTAAGGAGTACGAGAACATTTGTCGGCAACGTGTAGCTGAAGAGACGATTCCAAAGAACAAGCTGTACGGAATCAAGGGACGTAAGAGTGTGAAGGGTAAGATGATGAAGTTCTACACGGAAGAGCGAAACAACAAACGCTTTGAGGTGTGGGAAAGGCGACACAAAATAGCTCTGGGTGCGTGGTTATTAGGGGAGATCGTTAAGCACACTGGATTGTTGGAGGTTCGGATGGAACACAGCGGAAAGAAGAAAATAAAAGTGATACACCTGTCTGCTGAGTTCACTGATTGGACACGACGCTTCGACTATTGGAAAGAAACTATTGATCCGTTACGCATGGCGTTACCACACAAACCAGTTGATTGGGTAGACTACTATACCGGTGGGTACGAAACCTTTAACGACTCGTTCGTATTAAACAAACCAAATAAGGCACACTACGAGTTCTTTGAAATCAATAAGATGTACACGTCCGTCAACAACGTCCAACACATACCTTGGCAGATAAACAAGAAGGTACTGGAAGTTGCACAGAAGCTATGGGACAACGAACGTTTACCGAAGTACAACGAAGTACCAATGCAACCGTATCTTGAGAACGGACACGAACGACCAGATGAATTACGTGCGTGGAAGTTTAAACAAGATAAGATACGACGGTTGAATGAAGCATCTCGTACTAAACGCTTAGTACACATGAAGTTATTACACCTTGGTAAGAAGTATGCGGAGTGGGACGAGATGTATTTCCCGTGTCGTGTGGATTACAGAGGTAGGTTATATTACATGCCAGCTTATCTGCATCCACAAGGTAACGATCTCGCAAAGGGATTGTTATTATTTAAGAACGGACAACAGATTGTGGACGAGGACGACCTTGAACGTCTGTTAGTTCACGGTGCTAACTGCTGGGGAATTAAGGGTAGCATAGAAGATAGGTTGTATTGGGTAAGGAAGCACAAAGGATGGATAGTGGAAACCGCAGAAGACCCATACGAAAATGACTGGTGGACTGAAGCGAGTGAACCCTTTGGATTCCTTGCGTTTTGTTATGAGTATCAACAGTTTACGAAAGAAGGATATGGTTACATGTCCCACTTTCCAGTGCGTATGGATTGTAGTAATAACGGCATGCAGATACTACACCTTTTGTTACGTGATGAAGGACTAGCTAAACACTGCAACCTCGTACCTGACCAACCACCCGGTGATATGTACCAATGGGTAGCTGACCTTGTGTACGAACGATTGAAAGAACAAAGTAAGGAGAACTACATAGCTAGTCAGTGGTTTCAACACGGCGTTACAAGGAAGCTGGCTAAGTTGGCGATCATGAACAAACCATACGGTCAGTCGTACTTTCACGTGCTTCAGAAGTTTCTGCATGAGATCGGAGACAACCATCCATTTGAAGTGGGACAAGAAGTGGACGCTATCAATTACTTAGCTAAACAATTCAACGACATAGCTAGAGAAGTCTTAGTGTCTGTCAATCGTGTGCAGAAATTCTTACGTGGTTGTGCGGGAGCATTAGGTAACCAAGAGATTAAATGGACAACACCATTCGGATTTAAGGTCACACAAAAGATGACCACCCACAAACGAATGAATGTTAGAACCATTATAAATAACATTCAAACTGAAATGAAATATACGCAAGAACTTGACGACGTTGACCCGCGTGAACAGAAGAATTGTATCACCGCTAACTTTATACACGGACTTGATGCTTGCGTTGTTCATAAATTAGCCTACGCTATGCCCTTCGATATGGGTTTCGTACACGATTGTTTTATTAGCCACGCTTCAAACGCTAAACAAGTACACCAGTTAGTACGCAAAGCTTACAAAGATATTTATTCCGTTAACTTACTAGAAGAGTTCAGATGTGAGTTACAGAACAACAACCCGACAGCAAAATTGCCTGACCTGCCTGAACTTGGGACACTTGATGTCTCGCAAATAGATCGAGCAATGTATCTGCTGTCTTAACACTAATAAACACACTAAGAGATATGAGTATAAAAGCACGAAAGAAACACCCAGTAATAAAAGTAAAAGGCACTGCTAAGTACGCCCACTTGAATGAACCTAACAAACGGTTTGAACCTGAGTTTGGTACGTACAGTTGTGACCTTGTCATTGATAAAGATCAAGCAGAGATGCTGAAGAATACGTTACGTCCGTTGTACGAGGAAGAGTTGAAACAAGTGCAAGAAGAGAACGCCGGAAAGAAGATTGAACAAAAAGAGTTCCCGATTAATGAGACGGAAGAAGGAATCATTGTTAAGTCTAAGTTAAAAGCTGGTGGAAGAAGACGAGACGGTAGTGAGTATTCGTTATCTATTGCTTTGTACGACAGCCAAGGCAAACCACTACCCGAAGACGTAAAAGTATGGGGCGGTAGTAAAGTAAACCTAGCATTTCGTCCAAGGTTTTGGTACACAGCTATGGCAGGGTTTGGTGTGTCGTTTGATCTGCAAGCCGTACAAGTAATCGAATTACAAAACGGTGGAGTAAGTGGTATAGCAGCGGAAGCTTTCGGTTTTACTTCGGAAGAAGGTTATGTAGCAAATGGCGGTGAAACCCTTGACCAAGTATTCGATGCGGAAGAAAGCGAAGAAGAGACCACCGTTAAAGCGAACTTCTAATAATAAATACCGATCTGGTTTTGAAAGTAAACTAGCACACCAATTGACTCGTAGTGGCGTTGAGTTTAAGTACGAGACGTTAACTATTGAATATCAAAAGGTTAGCACATACACTCCCGACTTCATACTTCCCAACGGCATCATCATTGAAGCCAAGGGAGTATGGACGGTGGAGGACCGTGCTAAACATCTGCTTGTACGTGAACAACATCCACACTTAGACATTCGTATGGTGTTCATGCAAGCAAGCAACAAGATAAACAAGAAGTCAAAGACTACGTATGCGATGTGGTGTGAAAAGAAAGGGATTAAATATGCAGATAAAGTTATACCGAAGTCATGGCTTTCACAGAAACGCATCAACCGTGTAGTAAGTGCGGGAGTAGTGACGCTCTCTCCACCAACGATAACGGAAGCACCTATTGTTTCAGTTGCCAAGATTATAGTGGAGGACGAAGGGCAATGAGTGACCCAACACCGAGAGACTTCCTTCAAGGTAAACCAGAAGCAATCGCAAGAAGGAACCTGACGGAAGAGACGTGCCGTAAGTGGGGATACTGGATGGGAATGGACGGAGATGAACCAGTACAGATAGCTAACTACAGAACAAGAGACGGGAAACCATCTGGTCAAAAGATACGACGAGCGAACAAGAAGTTCAGTGTACGAGGGGAGTTGATCGGATTATATGGTCAACACCTCTGGATGGATGGGGGACGACGTGTTGTTGTGACTGAAGGAGAGATAGATGCATTAAGTGTCAGTCAAGCATTAGGTAATAAATGGCCTGTGGTCAGTGTACCGAATGGTGCAGGAGCTGCTAAGAAGTACGTTGCTCAGTCTATCGACTGGTTGGAACGCTTTGAGAAAGTAGTTTTCTGTTTTGATATGGACGACGTTGGACGTAAGGGAGCGAGTGAATGCGCAGCGTTATTGACACCGGGTAAAGCACACATAGCAGAGTTACCACTGAAAGACCCGAACGATATGTTGACGGGTGGTAAATCAAAAGAGTTAGTCAGTTGTCTTTATGAAGCGAGAGAGTACAGACCTGACGGAATCATAAACGGTACGGACTTGTGGGAGGTAGTAAGTAATACTGAACAAAACAAGTCACTACCTTATCCATTCTATGGACTAAACACGACAACACACGGACTACGACTAGGAGAGTTAGTAACGATATGCGCGGGTAGTGGAATAGGAAAGTCGTTGTTCTGTCGTGAAGTATGTCACCACCTATTAGGTCTTGGCGAGACGGTAGGATACATAGCACTGGAAGAATCCGTCAGGCGTACTGCTCTTGGCATCATGGGCAT